ATCTTCTACAGATCCGTGTGTTCTCACTTGAGAACCTCCGAACATATTATTTTGAATAAAATTCAATACAATCTACTTATTTAAAATCACCTCTTTCCTCTTTCCTTTCAAGGTATCCTATCAGATATTTAATACCCTTTATATAATCTCTACCTCTGATAAAAGGTTTTGCAAATTTCTTAATATCGTTACCACTGCCTTCAGGTTGTTCTTCCGATTTAGGTGGGTTATATCTTCTAACTGTACCGGATGGATGTATTGTATAGAAAGGAAAATCGTGTCCCTTGTCTTTAGCGTGTCTTCTAGTTCTTATAAACTTCAAAGTGTTATTAAGCTCCTGCTGATCTGAAGTTACCTCTTCAAAACCCATACGGATAAGCTCCTTATATGCAGGACTTCTCCTAGCAGCATTTAGATTTACATCCCTTCTTAGTTCGGATTTGTACTCATCCGCGGGGTCATAGTCTGAAAAAGAAAGTACGTTTTTCACCTTTTTAATTTTTATTTTCCGTTATCTGGAGTTATGTTTAAATCTCCCAAAGCAGCTAGGTCCTGTATTCTTCTCTGTATATCAGAGTGTGTAAAAGATCCATTTTTTGCATCATATTCCGAGCCTTCCCATAAAACAACAGGATCTCTAAATCCATCAAGATAAACCTGATGCTTGCTTAGTGCCGGAATGTCATAAATAGCCTTAATTGTTAAGCTAGTTAGTCCTGAGACAGAAACTGCTTGAGTCTTGACTATACTTACAGTTTCACCTTGTCTTAAATGCGTAAGTGCTACTCTCATGATCTCTTCTAATTATATGTTAGAATTTTCATTTACCCAATCTCTGTAATCTTTCAGATTCTGTAGGTTCTTTTTACCTTTTTTCTTTTTAGTTGAATCTGTATCTAAGAAAGGAACTATTGTACCAGGACCGCTAGGTGTATACTCTATACCGCCCGAAGAATTTACGATAGGAGCAGCAGCCGATCTACCGACAGCAGCTCTACCGCCAATACCTACTCCACCCTTCTCGTTCACCTCGTCTTCTTTTACATGGTGTGGTAGATTCTTAGTCTTAGTTGATGCAAAATCATCCAATTGTTTCTTGGTCATTTTTCTAGAAAGAGAAAGTATTTCTGCTTTATATTTGGTATCTAGATCAGAAGGCTTAAGCTCTCCTGTTTTAATACCATAGGCTTGTCCCATTAATCTCTGTTGGGCTGAACTTTTTGACGGCATACTTAAATATTTTTTTGTGATATAGACTATATATCAAAAGAGAAAGGCTTATAAATATAAGCCCTTCTTTTTCTTTTCCCACTCCTTTTGAGTGATTGGTTTGGAAGATAGGGTCCAGTTTGTATCAGGATTTATTATCTTCTTCTTTTTCTTCTTCCAATCGGAAAAAGTCCAGAGGAATCTATTATATCCCTTCCCAACCGTCTCAAATCCTTTGTCACCTGGCTGTATAGCAATAGGTGACTGCGGCGGTGCGTAAAAAGATGTTTCAGCCATTCAATTAAATCAATTCTTCTTTTTCATTTACGACTGCTTCGATCTTTGTTTTTGCGATCTGTACAGTCTCAAAAGACATCATGCTGCCTCTCATATATTCAGCAACTTTAGTTTCCGCTTCAATAACGGATTCTGCTGCTACCAAAAATTCAGATTTTCTAACAACTGGATCTCCCTTTCTATTAACTTCACCAGTTTCGAAATTTACTTTTGCTAAGTAATAACTCATTTTAATTTGTTTTAGATTGTTTATATATTCACTTTAAACAAAAATGGGACCTTAAAGATCCCATTTTTTAGTAATTTATCCTAAAGATTAGGCAGCGTTCTTTTTATCTTGAACATCCACTCTCAAATCTTGAGCTAGTTTCTTAAGCTCTTGCATAGCTTGTCTAACTCTTGTTCCTGCGCTTGAATTCCCTTTGCTGTAGAATTTTTCAACGTCGCCTTGTACTCCTTCAAGAAGAGCTTTGATTTGTTCGAATTTTTCCATTGTTTTTAATTTATTTATAGGTTTATATGAAAATTATCTAAAAAAGTTTCGATTATCTTGAGATTAATATTGAATTTTTATCTACACCCTCCTGTACACTCCAATCCTCACCCAAATATGAAATGATTATGGATTTCATGAACTCCATGTAAGTTCCCTCCCCGGTGAAGACAAGATTATCCTGAATTTCATCATAGATCTTAGAAACCTTAGCATTGTATTCAAGATAATCTAGAATGCACTTGGAGACAGTTTCGAATAATCTAGAAACCTCACTTTCACTCATCTTAAATTCCGCTGAGGTTGTAGGAGGAAGATCCGTTTTAGATACCGCTATATCTTCTATTTGTTCAGGTGATACCTTATTTATGCTAAGCACGCAATATGAATTTTTAGGCTGGTCTATAACCTGGTGGTCAGAGTATTTGCCTATCATAAGCCTGAATGCATCCTGTTTTCCTTCTTCACCTGTGTCTATGTAAAATAGATAGTTAAAGATGTCCCTTTCTTTCTTTAAAAGAAATGGTTTTGTTCCATATCCGTCAGATTCAAAAACTGAATCTAAGAATTCGTTGAATTTTTTAATTGAAGCCATTTTATAAAAATATTTCTACCTTATTGGGATATACCCTGAAGTATATATTCAACTCATTAAGTATCCCGATGTTTCTATGCGTTATGAAAGTTTCTTCTTTTACTAATACTGAAAGTGCATCAGGGAATCCCCCGCTATTTTCACTATAGATAATCATCATGTTAAAGTTCTCAGGTTTTGAATAATGCTCTATCTGATGACATATCAAAATAGGAACTATCATATCAGGATTTCTTTCAGTTTTAAATCCAATTATCTGATGAAATCTTTTCCAGAACTCCTTTGCTTTGATTGGACTTGACCTGATTTTAGCTATTAGAAGGTTTAGCGACCTTTTTCCGTATGTTTTTTCCTTCCGTTTGGATCTTCCACTTATTCGGTACGATAGCTCTATAAACTGTTTTATTTTCGGAGACACCAAATTGTCCTCGCTGGTTATAGAGGCACTTATTGTTGACTTTACTTCTACCCTGTTATCCTCTATGAAAACATCAGCTCCTCTCTCATTGTTAATGAATCCACCAAACGAAAGACAGGATAGGGTTTCTCCCTTTCCCCTTCTTCTTTTTCCGCTGGGAAAATATGCATCAATTGAATAAATCTCCTTAAGATCCTTTCTCGATATACCATTAAAACTATCGATCCAGCCTATGTCGGTTGTCCCGTTTTTGATGGCATCTGAAAAAGATATGGAATTTTCTATTGACTCCTTCTTGATGAATCTTTTCTCAATCGTTTCTATAGTATCGCTGTCTAGCTTTATGTAAAAATCCTCCACATATCCCCTTCTAAAAAGAAGTCTAGAATCCTCACTTGCTTTACTGAAGAAAACTTTATAGAGAGTATCTATTATCAGACCAGATTTATTGTCTTCGTCGTGAATTATATTTAACAATGAGGAAGAACTCTTTATGTTCTTAATAAATTTCTTAAGCTTTCTAAATTCAGACTCGTCCATTCCGGATAAATTGAATTTATCCAACCTATTTGACATTCCAACTAGGATGCTCTTACACTTCCGTATCTCTAGAGAAATCTCATCCTTAACGTGATCTTCTTTTTTAGACTTTCCGTTTGGAACCGGCATTCATTTACTTTTTAGAGGATTCAGAAGATTCAGCGTGAACGCAGGAAACAAGAGTTGCGTACAGTGCAGCGACACAAGACGGTACTAGTTTTTTGAAAGAGGTGAAATCTTCTTCTCTAAGCTTATCTCTGACCTCGCTTGCACTAGCTACTCTCTTTGTTTTGAATACCTTAGTGGTCGTCGGAAACTCCTTACCTGCTTTAACCAGATAATCGACTTGTTTATTATAATCATCTGCTCTGTCATCCCCAGCCCCTATTAATTCTATCCTATATCCTAGTTTCCTAACCTCTCCTGCTATGATACCTAAAAGACCTCTATTTACTATAAGAAATCCGCTTAAAACGTCCGGATATTCCCTTACAACTGCTTCCATGTAAGTTTTGATTACATCCTCATTGAATGGAGATTTACCAGATTTATTGTGTCCGGGATAAACAACCACAGCGATAGAAGGAAGATCGTTCTGCTCTTTAAGTTCTTTAGCCATTTGTAGATGTCCCTTGTGAAAAGGCTGGAATCTGCCAACGATAATGTTAATTGGTTTTAAATCACTCTTAGCTTCTTCCTCCTCTTCTAATGGGGCCACGTTTTTAATTTCCTTAGTATCTATGTGTTCCAGATCAGATATGAACTGGGAGAAAGTTTCGCCATGCTGCTGAACATCGTCGGATTCGCTATCAGATTCCTCTGTTACATAATCTACCTTTTTTCTAAACTTAGATTTAAAGTCATTAAAGGAAGGTATTTCAGATTCGTTTACCTTTTTGGTTTCCTTCTCTGATATTACCCTTTCAATCTCTTTTACAACGGAATTAAACTGATCTATAAAGTCTTGGTTTATAATTCCACCTGCTCTTTTCTTAATCTTTCTAAACTGGTTGACTATTAATTTATAAAGAGATTCGAAAGCGTCGTCTTCCTCTATATAAGCCAAAGCAGCTCTATTTGGAACCATTTTCTTGTTAACCCTGAACTCGTCTTTCTTTAGATACTCAGGTTCTTCAAAGTCAGTTTCGCTGTACTTATCCTTATACTCATCTAGAAATTTAACAAACACATCCGAGATAAAAGAGAGATATCTCTCATCCTCTGTCTTACCCCTAAATTCAAAACTATCAACCCCTCTCTCAAGGATAAAATTCATAACATCTAAAACTGTTATGACTAGAAAATCGCTGGGCTTAGTTTCTTTCTTTTTCACGTATTTGCTCTTAGCTAGTTCGGTGAAAAGAGGATCTACCATTTTAGCTAAAACTGGTTCTTCCCCATCCTCATCTGAGCCAAATCTAAATACTATACCCTCGATAGCTTTTTGTAGGTCATCGTTCAAAGCTGTCTTCTCCAGTTTAGGATTCAATATTCCAACTATATAAGCCACAAAGCTTTTGGTCCTAAATTCCTCAATTAAGTCAGAAAATGGCGTGTTTACGAACTCTAGTATACTTCTTTTCTGCCCCTCCGTTAACTTTCCTTGAAAAATAATAGGTGGTCTTTCAACCCCCAGTAGATCCGCCCATTTGTCTAGATCCTCCTTGCTTTGAATAGTGGATTTAGCCTTCCCGTTATCTAGCTTGTGGACATAGGATAGAATGAGATTATTCTTCGGAACTCTATCGTAAGCAATTTCAAGTGGCTGTGGAGAGGAGAAGTACTCCAGACCAAATCTCCAGCCTCTAGGAATTAATTGTATAACATGAGGTGGCAAAGACTCTATGTATTGGATTGGCTTCTCGTAATATTTCATAATAGTACGATCTACCATGGTGATAGGATTCCTTTGGTCCCTTTTATAGAACTTAAACTTACCGTTATCAACATCTCGTTCGAAGGTGAACGCAGAACCGTCCATCTTTTCGTTCACCGTCACGAAAGAGTTAAATAGGTTATTGATAAACTCGTTCCCTTTTTTATGGTAAAGATCCTGAAGATGGGAAATACTCGACATAAATTAGCTTTATAATTTTAACTTAAAATTTACTTTTGTTTCAGCCCAATTTTTCCGTTTCAGGTGGAATTGGCAAACCCGTTCTATTTAATAGTTCTATAAATTTCTCTTTTATCTGTGGTAGAAATTCTTTGTATTTAAAACTCGGGGAGGTCATGATATTCAGAACTTTCTCAAAAGTCTTAACGTCATTTTCCGTGTATCCTGTTCCAAGAGCATAGTCTATGAATTCCTGCGGGTCATCCGTGATGAATTCCTCAGTTCCCTCAATTTTCTGTGCATTCTTTAATCTTGGTTTTAATTTTCCTCTAAAGCTTTTAGTGTGAAGATATAAACCACTAGGAAGTATTAAAGCTGGAGTTTTGTAATCCAAAACTTCACCCTGCTCATCTCTGGCTAATATCTCTCTTCTAGCAACAAGTGCAGCACTCAAAAGCCAGTTTCTGTGAGCAGATTTCCACTGACTCTCGTCTGCTCTATAATCGGGTGAATAGTAGATAAACTTAGCCCAGTCCATATTTTGCAGAGGCATTAAGTCTAACTGAACAAATCCATCGTTGGCGTCGCCTGCTATAGGCCAAGCTATACTAAGAATATTTAATCCTGCCAGGTTGTTCATCTCTGGCTCAAATCCAAGTAATTTAGGAAGCTCTGGCTTTAGCATATTCATAAGTGTCTTTGAACACTCCTTAAATGTTATACCATTCTTAGTGGCAAAATAATTTCCATTAAATCCAAGATCTATGTCACCGGAAGTGTCCTCCGGATTCTTTTTCTTTCCAGTTGATCCAATGAAAATATAATCCTTTCCTTCTTTGTATGAATCAAGATCAAGAAGAGGCAAAAGAACCTCCTTGATATTCTCTATCGTTTTGGCAGCTTCATCCTGTCTGATAGGTCTAGCACTTTTGATTGCCTTACCACCTTCAGAGACATTCTTGAATTCAACGAAATTTTTTAATCTCATTTCTTAGAGTTATTTATTCTACCGTAATATCTTGACGTTGCGTCGTACAAGTCCTCAGCATATCTTCTTTCCTCATCTGTCTTTGGATTATCGGGATCGAAATCCTTACCAAATATTTTCTTGCCCCTTTCAACGCCGTTCATATAAAAATTAGCAGCATCCTTGTCAGTCACCTTTCTAGCGTCACCGCTGAAAGTTTTTCTTTCCCATCTCTCTAATTCTTCCTTGCTTCTTTTTCTATATCCCTCTCCTTTTTTAGTACTGCCGAAAAGGGCATCGCTAACACCTGCCCCCAGATTAAGAAGGAATCCCGATAAAGAGCCTAATACTCTCAATGGGTCTCCAGCATTCTTAGTTTTACCAGGAGCGTCCTTTCTAGCTCTCATTTCTGTTTTAACTCTTCCCTTTATATCCTCCAGCCAGTTACCAATATTGCTAGAACGCTCTCTGTCCTTGAAAACAGAAAGTTTTCCTTTCAGAGGTCCATACCCCTGATCTCTATCGTAATATCTTCTGTCTTCCAATATAAATTGGTCAAAATTCTTTATTCCCATGAGAAATTTTTATTCTATATATCAAAAATTAGAGCTAAAGCTTAATCTTGAATACCTTATAGGAGAATCCTTCTCTTTTATAGATCTCGATTCTGGCTAAGCTGTGCTTCATGAGATAGTTTTGATATTTAGGACTACTGAAGTCATCGACAAAGTCAATCACATTCACTTTTTCCTTACCTTCCATTTTTCTCATACCCCTACCTAAGCTTTGCTTAATTAGAACCTCGCTTTTATAAGATTCCACCAGAAATATATTATGCAGGTTGTTGATCGAGATCCCAGTTGCAAATGTTCCGTATGTTGCTATAAGAATTCTATTCTCGCCGAAATTCATCCTTGATTTATACTCCTCTCTTAGATTCTCGTCCGTATCACCATCCACGTAGAACACCTCTTTATCATTGTTCTTGTCCCTTATCAAATTGAAAATCTGTTTTCCATACTCGTCTTTAACAGATTGGAATAGAACTAAAGAATTCTTAGATGTCTTCGAAATAAAATCAACAATATAGTTAAGTCTCTTCTTTGACTCTACTACCATTCTTCTCTCGATGTTATAAATCTCGGTTCCCTCCACGTTACCGTGATTAAATTTCAGTTCAGAAAGCTTCTCTTTGTACTCTGGTTCAAGCCAATCTAAAATAACAACCTTAATTGAGATCGGGGTTGCGTAATTATTTTCAAAGAGAAAGCTAGGAGGGATTTCAACAACTAATGGGCCAAGAAACTGCTGTATGGTAAGATAATCAGCCGTGCCTCTTTTAGTTAATGTTCCAGTAAGCCCATATCTCCATTGAGAATGCATGCACTTTGCTACAATCTTTTTTATGGACATCGAATTTGTGTGGTGTGCCTCGTCAACGAAAACAGCGTCAACCTCTTCGAAAAATTCAGCTTCCTGTTTTACTAGGGACTGGAATGTTCCGATTATCAAATCACATCCAGGTCTTAATTTATTACCCGCTCCGATCTGCTGTATCTTAACCCCCAATTTCTGTAGGCCATAGTCATCAAAATCCTCGCTTGCTTGTATAACAAGATTGGTGTTAGGAGCAATCATCATATACTTCCTAATAAGCCCCTGGCTTTTCAAATAAGCAAAGATCATGAATGAGATGAGCGTCTTACCCGAGGAGGTAGCTACCTCCGAAACTGAATACCTATACTTAATAATTTTCCAAGCGGTTTCAATCTGATAGTCTCTTGGTTTCTTGTCAGCGCCAGCGAAAAACTCATCAGCCCAAGCTGTAAATTCTTCAAGGGTCAATTGCTGATTGATCACGTTGGCAAGACCCTCTATTTGTATTTCTATTTTATACTCCTCGCCTATCTGCATCAATTCTCTCCATAAGCCTATAGGGACTCTCCAGAAAGGGCCCTTCTTCTCTACAAAGCAGACGTTACCATCCCATATTTTTTTCTTTACTAGCGGATGAAAAAAATGATTATGTATTTTCTTAGTCAATGATATCTCGATCTGTTTCTTCTCAACCTCGTCAGGAGACTGAGTCAAAACAAGCCATTGATGATCATCAGATACTATAAATTTAAGCATGATTATTTAACTGTTGTTCCTCTGAGATATTCTTCCAGTGAGATCCTGCTCTTTATACCATAGAGCATATGATCTACGGTTTGAACGGTCTGGTCCATGAACTTTCTATGTCCCTCCACGATCTCTATTTTTTCAACCAGAGCTGTTAGGTCACCATCGATGAGAACCGTCTTCTCATTAGCTCCGTATCTTACATCTGTTTTTTCAGAGTACTCTTTAAGCCTAGCAGATTTACTCTCTCTGTATTTAGCGTTAAGTTTGGAGACTATGCCAGCTAACTTAAAGCTATACTCAAGAAGGGTTTGTCTGTAACCAAAAAGATCAACCTGAGCTTTTGCAACAGTCTTGATGTCTTTTAGATTAAGAGCTAGAACCTGTATTTTTTCCTTCCACTCCTCTCTTTCTCTATCAAACATTTGTCTAAAGTCTTCTTGCTTTTCCATTAGAATAAACCTTTTTTGCTTTTTTTATTTTTATTTTCTATGGTTTTTACAACCACGGTTTTCTTTTTATCCTGAGGCTTTTTCACATCAGGATCCTTCATTTTGGTGTCCAGATTATCAAGATCCGAATCTTTAATTTCTAATGGGAATTTAAACTTAGGATGCGAATCCCCGTCTATCGTGTTTTCCCATTCATCCATCTTGGATTGGATCTCTTTTGGATCATCCATCGATAAAATATCCCAAGTCCAATACATCGTCGGTAAAGTAATTTTCGAATCTTCTGATCTTTTTTCCGGTCTTTCTCAAGTGGATAACAAGATCATTCAAATCCCATTTTCTATTCTTTGTTATAGTGTGATCCTCTAAAAATTTTCCCCAATTAAACACCTTAAATCCAGCAGTAAGAAGTTCTATCGATTTATTTAAACCAGCTTTGTCCCAGTCATACCAAAATCTAACATTTTCAACGTCAAACGGGAATCTATTTTCAACAGAGCAGAGACCAACAGAATTTTTCCACATCCACGAATCCATGGGTCCCTCAAAGATTGTTATATCCTGTCCGAAGTCAAGTGTCGCAACATTAAAAACCGATGATATTGGATCTATTTTCCTGCATCCGTCTAAGAATTCGCTGTCCTTGCAGAACAATAGTTTTTCCCAAATACCACTTAGCTTATAGGTCAAATACTTAGAAGAACCCTTAATAGAATTCATGTTTCTAAGCTGCAGGCCTATTATCTTATCATCTTTAGTGAGATTGAAAAGAAATAGCTTTTCCTTTTTAGGATCCCAAGCAAATCTATTATCTATAGCCTGGTATCTTTTTCTTAGATATCTTTCTATCGGCTGACCTGGTATATCTTTTAGACCCAGGCTTTCCATAAATTGAGCCCTGGGGATGATGAACTTATTGATATCATCCTCAAAGAACATCGAGATATCGGTCGTTCCAAGGATAGGCCTTCTCTTGTCTTTGTTCTCCTCGAGTATCTTCTTTATTTCTGAGACCTCGTCTCTGGATAATTTGCCATAGACACCAAAGTCATTGAAAAAAGAAAGTGAAGATTTAAAAATACCACATCCACCATTATAGCACTTGTATGCCTGCGTGTCCATATAGAAATTACCTCTCTTCTTTCTCGCATCATTAGAATCACCACAATAAGGGCAAGAGAAATTAAGACGATTTCCCGAAAGGTAGATCCTCTGTTTATTGGAGGATCCAGGGAATTCTCTGGAGAGAACTTCCCTAACAAGAGATTCTATTTTATTAGCTTCCATTGGACAAAAAACAACCGGAGAACTTATCCCCGGTTGCTATGTTGTTAAGTCTTATAGATCTGCGTATAAATCTTCCAACGAAGAAGAACCACCTGAACTCTTAGGAGCTTCTGTTTTCATGAAATCCTGATTTGGCTTCATAGAAGATGAGTTTGAGGTTACCTCCGCATAAAAGTCAGAAGATTCGCTAGGAGCTTTATCCTCTTTGAAAGGAGCTTTAGCAGGACCAGATGATGCAACGTTAGAGGATGCATTCGAAACACCGCTAACGATCTCATTGATGAGTCTTCCGTCTGGTACTGTGCTTCTGATGATGCTCATTACTCTTTCAGTTAGGTTATCGTCCCAGTCTTTATATTCAAAAGAACCAAGATTCTGAGGACCGGTTTTTAAATACTCAAGAATGCTATTCATTCCTTCCTGAGTTTTTTCCATCTTAGCACCATCGATTGTGATTGGGCCTCTTTCGCCTACAAATTGACAAAGGTCATAGTTATTCCATTCGCCAACCTTTCTAACGCTAACTCCGAAAAGTTTACCATCAAATAGGTCATAAGGGTTGCATGGATCACCATATTCTGGTTTCAATTGTGCTTCGATCATATCATTGATCTTCTTACCAAATTTCCAGATCATCACTTTGCCTTCTAGCTCTGGTCTGTTCTTATCTTGGACAATCTGAACCAAGGAGTAGTAATCTTCTTTTCTAGAAAACTTCTTAGCCAACTCTTGGTCTGCAGCAGAGTGAGAGTTTTTAAGCTTCCAGAAGATGTCTTTCAAAATAGACTTCTTACCAACTGTAGATGGGCAGTCTACTGAAAAGCCATCACCACTTTGTGGATCGTTCAAATACACATAGTATTTATGGATCTTAGATTTCTTAGGATCCGCAGGATTGGGCACAAAGCGAATAAGTGCTTTATACACTCCGTCTTTCCCGTCTTCTGGATACGGCTTGTAAAATTCTAAATCCTTAGATTCTCCAGATTTTGTCTTGGTTACGAACATGTCGCCATCAAGATTGAAAATGTCATTCAAGTTACTCATAATTTTTAATTGTTTTTTTTATTTAAGTTTAATTACTTACTTTTGTTTCGTGGCTATTGCAAAGGACATGGATAATTTGTCCCATTCTAGATAGGTTTTCCAAATTTAACAAGTCTTTTTCGATTTGCGATACAGCCGCAGGACGCTGCTGATTAAGCCTTAGCCAGCTTCTTTTTTTTGCTTTTAGTTTTCTCCAAATTTTTCTCATTTTTACCTTCTAATATTTCTCTCAAATATAATAAAATCCAAGTTGCATCAACCAAATCATCAACAGGCTTATTAACAGCTTTCGCTCCAGTAACCCATTCAGATTTGTTATCTGCTAGTATTCTACAAAAATCATCCAAGTTTGTTCCATCTTTTTCTCTAGTACTCAAGGCATCATACAATTCATCCTTTTTAGCGTTACCCTTTAAGGCGAATTTTTTTATAGATGTCGGTGAGAAGACATAGAAATTTTCACTACCTATCTGGCTGCATATTCTTTCCCTTAATAGAGCTGTAGCCATAGATATGTCAATCAGGGCGTTTCCATTAGACGAGAAGCTAAGGCCCTCCATAGCTATCTTAATCTCGCCTTCCTTATTGTCAATTAGATTGGAGATGCCATTCCATAAAGTAAGAACAACATCCAGGAAATAGTCAATCTTTATTCTCTCTCTTTCTGAATATTCATCAGGAAGAGGCTTTCTATCCAGGAATTCTATCGAGAAATCCTCTCTGGGCGATAGAACAGCATAAGGCTTCTTCGAGTTCCTCAAAAGGGAATCACGATCCCTATCAGACCTAGTGATTGATCCCCAATGGTATTTACCATCGACATGAACGCAAAAAGCTGGTGAATTTAAGGAAAAATCTATTCCTACGAAAATCATAAATTAAGGCTTTGGCTTCAGTTCAACTCTTTGTCCAGCTGCGCCAGTGTAACCATAAACTTTGATAAGCTTATTATAGCACTTCTTCATTTGATCCTCTGTTAGACAGTTTACGATGTCAATCAAAACTCTCTGATCGTTTCCAGAAGCTGCTACAAGCAGGTCCATCATGTTTTCTTTGGAGTTGATTAGCGGTTGCGCAAACTCCATTTCGTTTAATTCCTTAACTGTTGAAAATTTTTTCATTTTGCTTAAATTTCTTTATGTATATATCAAACTCCCTCCTTGGCTTCCAGGTAAATCTCTATGAAGTTACAGGAGAAGTTTAGTGTGAATGTTTGAACCTCCGGTGAGTTTAAGGTGTATCCCAGCGTTAGATTTGATATGGTAGTAAGTATAGTATTTTTGAATGACACTGTCGAAACTATATTCCCGCTATTATCCATCAATCTGATACTCAGATCATAATCATACTGTATTGGATTTTTAAAATCAAGAAACCAAAGCAAGGTGTCCATCATAACCAAATAGTTAATATAGCCATCGAGAAGTTTAAACGTAACACTGAAATCCTGGGTAAATAAATCCTGAATTGGAACAGATCCTTTGTATCTTTGCTTCTTACCAAGATACCTTGTCTGCTCCACAGTACCAGACTGTAATTCAGGGAAAGTTATCGATTGTATAGTACTATTCATCATTTGGGGAATAGTATCGTACGGTATAGGCTGCTTCCTTAAATATGGAAGATATTTCTTGGTTACCGATTCAGGAAAAAATCCTTTAGGAAAAACGAAGTAAAAATTACTACCTTTGGAATTAAGAATCATCTATCCTTATTTATTTTTTTTATTCAATAGCGAGCTAACATTTATTATAGAGCCAGCAGCCTCAATAAATAGAGCGGCAGTCAGTCCAGGAAACTGCTTATACCCGAGGTTACCTGGGGTTAAGAAGTAGGTTATTATAGCGGCATCCGTCCATCCGGTAGATTTAAAGGCACTCACTATGCCGGAAACACCTTGCACTATCTCTGTGTTAGTGAAAGCAGATGTTGTACCTCTCGTTTGTGTCTTTGTAAGATCCGTTTTATTTGCTCCCGTTGCTCCTACCTGCGGACCAATGCTATAAAGAAAAGAGCCTTGCGAAGTCACCTTTTGTATAAGCTCCTGTGGTGTTAACACGCTGGTGATCTGTGGAGTTGTAGCAGCGCCTGTTGCTGCAGTTACTCCAACCTGAGTGGACTCACTTATTATGGCAGACCCAGGTATAGTATACGTTGTACCAGTTGGTTTCCAGTATCCCCAATAAACTACAGAAATCGGCAAATTGCTAGGAGCATCTGGGCGGGTAGAAATTACCTGCGGTGTTCCTTTCCCTCCAACGACAGAATACTGTGATTGTTTTCTAGCTGGGATTCCATTTTGTTTTCTTGATATTGCCATTTCTAAAATTTATTATCTATTTGCAGTAACAGTCACATTAACATTTGGATTTGACTGAACGCTGGTTACACTGCTAACCTGATCTCCGCCCTGTGTTATGAAGAATCTTCTATCGCTGAGCTGTAATATAGTACCGGAAATAGAATCGTCCATTCTGAAAGCAACTTCGCCCTTAGAGGGATTAGCTAGGTTTTTATCCTGTAAGGAGGGGACATATATTTTTTTACCAGTATTATCTATGAAAACCATTTTATAGTTAGAGGTGTCACCCAAATCTATCTCTACAGGTGCTCCGTCAGATCCGCTCTTGTACATTTTAAACTTATAATAGTTGTCAAAAGGTGTCACGTCAACTACCAATCTGCCCGAAGGCTGTGCTGTTGTTGGGGCAGCAGATGTGTCATTCTGTATTGAATTATCTCTTATGATCAGAGGTATTGGAGTAGTAGAAACCGTATTATAATCTATGAATACATTATTGGTTCTAACAACTTCTGTTGGTGTAGGATTGGATTGGCCTGGTACATTAAGAGCTGCCTGGTTATAGATCTTATTATAGATCTTCATAACCTGGGGAAAGGTATTCAACTTAATTGGAGTAATATTAGGTCCCCATTGTCCAGGATTACTAGAGGTGTACGTTCCTATTCTAACGACGCGTGAATTATCGACCGTATTTACCAGGGACATAGTGTACTTGAGTGTAAAGCTTGCAGCTACAGCAGAATTTCTAACTATCGGTCTGTAAAAATTAGGAACATCATATCCCGTTGTTTGAATAGTCTGGAATGTGTTTGTTGTGATGACAGCAACCCCTATTTGTTCCAATGTTTCTATTTGATGATTTATATAGTAATTATTACCTATAGAATTTTGGAAAAGAATAAAGTCCTCTATGAATCCTTGATTATCTGTTGCAAAATACTCGAAAAACTGTCCTGATGTAGACTCCTTAATAACTGCCCCTATGTTAGAAAAAGGATCCTCACTTTCAAGGGATAAAGCAGAGATCAATTCAGAATCATATCTCTCATATCCTAGATAATCAACTTTGTTAACTACGCTCCAAACCTCTATTCGGATAGGTGAGGCGTAAACATACCCTCTTCCACTTTGACTTGTTAAAGCAGCCAATGTCTGACTTCTAAAAGAAGAAGATGCCGCTTGATATTTATTATTCATATCGGCCAAGCTGGGGACCTTTACCTCAAAATATCTGTCATAAATATTAGCTCCAATCTTTAGAGGATTTGGGTTAAGCGTGTAGCTTTGTTGTGTTCCTTTTTGAATAAGAACCTGCGAAAAAGTCACAAAAGTCTGATTAACATCCTGATATTTTACACTTATAATAACTCCATCTATATTCGATAGGTTATAACCTGCCACTATATGATATTTAATCGAATCATAGACAACCTCTATATTACCAGGAAATGTAATCTGCAATTCATTAGTCGGGGTAAGCTCGTCCGAAAAATCATTGAATGGTATAATTAGACCTGGATCTAAAGTAACAAAAGAGTTAGTAGCAATCTGTACTACGCTATCTGCTCCTGTGTTGTGTGTAACCGGATAATTCTCATCCAGATTATAGATCTGGTTAGTTGGCACAATAGATGAGTTATTTACAATGGCTGTGATGTACCCATTTACCATCTTGTTGTATCCCACCGTTACAGTGCCTGTGTTTACCGGATAAGTCTCAGGATTTGGTTGGTCAGCATACATCCACTCCATTAGTAAGTATGGAGTAAGCTGTACGAATTTAGAGGTTGAACTATAAGCCACTTTTAATCAATTATTATTTAAAACCATCCGTTTGTAAAAACTTAGGGGAAAAATGAAACCCAACACCAAGATAAACACCTGGTGAAATACCCAGCGGTCCCGCAACATAGCCAAATCCCATATTAAGGCCAAGACCAAATCTTTTCCTCTCCTGCATCAAAGTTTTTCTATTCTCCGGCGTGTCCTTTATCTGAAAAGAGTTAATGTCACTAAAAGTTATACCTGGATAGTCGGTAGAAACCCTTGTCATAAGTCTTTTCGTCTTGGGGTCTCTATAGAGTCCAGATACGATGGATATTTGCTGCTCCATTGATATTTCAGCGGGACTAGTGAGTAGATTAGCACTAACTATCTTTGGATCATTCTCATCTTGATTTATTTTAATCTCATATGGTATCTTACCAGATATTTTTAATGAATTCTGCCCAGGTAAAGATGGATTGTGGATAAAACTTACAAACTCCTGTCCGGTTTGATCCTTGTGTACCTTGGTTGGAACGTCTCTAAAAACTTCAACGTATTTTACTACGGTCTGTATAACAACTTCTGGTGTTTTTTTCTTAGATAAATCTAATTTTTCTATAAGATCTTTATTGTCTTTAGATAGCTCTGACATTTTGAGCTCGAATGCAGATTTTTCATTTACAAGATTTCCGTTTTTATTTGAGATAAATCTCACAGAATCCTGAGCAGCAAGATAGTTATTGTGCTCTCTCTTTGCCTCTTCATCTAATCTATTGGAGACGTTACACTGTCTTAGCAGAAGAAGAGCCAATATGATTACACCTAGGATAGCCCCATTTTTCTTCAGAAAAGAATAAACGGTTTCTTTGTAGCCTTTATTTACCTTCAGCAGATTGTTCAATTTTTTCATCTGATTCTATTTTTTTCCACTTTAAAGAGAAAAGATCTATTTGTCCCCTTCCGTATTTTTCTGACAAATCCTCAAGAAATGATAATTCTTCTTCTCTTTTAGATTCTAGCTCATCTAATAATTTTTGAGCTTTTTCAGAAAAATTCTTCATCATCTCCTCTATTTCACCTATTTCAGAATGTAGGTTCTTATAAGTTTTCGAAAGCGATAGGATATAGTCTTTTTCCTCTTTTGTTAATTCAGTCATATTTATCTATTTTAAAAAATTCATTACTTTATAGTCGAGACGAGCCTGGCACCAGTGAGAATTGAGCAGGTGGTTTTGCAGTATAGTTGGTTATCTGTATAGGCGTACTCTGACCGTTGCAGGTCTTAATAAATGCCACTACCTGATTGCTATTATTGAAATGGTACACAATTTCAAAGAAATAGCAAGGTCTTTGAAAAACTAGGTATTGCTGAGTTATGGTGGGCGTAGAGGATCCTGCTGGTGGATTGCCAAGTTGATCCCAAACGACGCCAGCTATTTTCTTATCTATACCTTGATTCGTTCCACTTGTGAACCTACCATAGTCCATAAATATCTTATACTCATTTACATAATCAGGTCCATATAGTGGGTACGAACTACTCGAAGGAGGTGTTGATTGGTAGCCAGGTATCTTAACATAAGCGGATGTACCACCTGCCCAGGTTGTCGGTAAAGAAAAAGTTATGGAGTCTGTGTAAAAGTTATTAGTGGAAGAGAGGTCAACATAATATCTTATATTAGCAGAGGTTGGTCTTCCTATATAAAAAGATCCAACCTGAGGTGAAAGAGTGGTATTAGCAACGACGTGATAACCAAAGGGGCCAGTAGGGGATGTTGGTATTCCGCTTCCCCATATATCATAGATACCGTAGCCGTCACCAGTAGCACCGAATGTAGCTCTAGATCTAACATCCCTATATGCCACGTCTGTTATGGGATCGGTCTCATCCAATACAGCTGTTGACTGATTTATATTGAAGACCTGTCTAAATGGATTAAAACTAGGATTCTCTATCTCCGATTGGAACTGCGTTGTTGAAAAAGAAACAGTAGTAAAGCTAGATGTAACACCCTTAGTTATAACTACGCCATCCGCTTTGCTAGCTACTGGGTAAGCAGGTTCCACATTAACTGCTCCGTAAACATAAGTCTCGGTGTTAGCGGTCATCTGCGTAGCATTTAGAACGTAGTTTGATGTATTAAGCTCCAGACTCCCAGAAGATGTAAGATTCATCTGCTGCGAGCTTAAATCCTCGATGGATTTAAAATAAGCATTTCTACCAGAAGCATTTAGAACCCCACTATACTGTGGAGAAACTGATGTCGTGGACGAAGAGTATATTATTAGCCCGCCATCCGAACTGAATTTTATCTTGCTGCTATTTCCGGTTTGGTCCCAGTAAAAAGAGGGTTGCGTTATTTGTGACGAAGCAGTGTTTCTGAATGAAAAAACGGGATTAGCAGTTTGATCACTGGTACTTATCAATAACTTAGAGTAATTGGGATTTACGCTTGAAGCTGGATTGTTACCATCTGATATGACTAGGTATGTGTTTTCTTGGTCACTTCCGGAAAGATATATCGCCGAAAAATTAGTGGAAGCACCAAAAGTTGGTATGCTTGCTTTTATCTGAAAAAATTCAGACTCAACCGTAGATATCCCCGTGTTTTGCCAGCTAGAGCCATCATATTGATATATCTCACCATTCCCTGTTGAACCTTGGTTTATCCACTGGTCATAGGAATTTGGAGATGTGGGTTGAGTTGAACTAACTGTCCACTCCGAAGCTCTTGTTCCTGTTGCCCCGCTAGGACCAAAGGGACCAGCAGAACCAGGATATCCAGTGGGACCAACTACACCAGGTCTTCCCATCGGTCCAGAAGAAAAAGATATTATCTGAGAGAAGTTCTCATTAGCTTTTTCTAGGATTACATCCTTAGTGTCACCGTTAAATATCTGTTTATTACTAAATCTCATTTCTTCTCTCCTTATGATTGAGTTGTTAGGGTTCCGCAAAGTATCCCGTTGTCTGTAGACGTATAGCTGGATAAGTTGCCACCCCAAGCTTTAAAATAAACTATCCACCTATTTGTAGACAGCCTAAGCAAGTTAATTTCAAATTGGTCAGCATAAACATTTTTATCTGCAGCTGGTTCAACGAGATCTCCCAGCAAAACTACATTTTTGTTAGTCGATCCAGTGTAGGTAGTTGTCGTTGTTGTTGGGTTGTTACTTGAAGTAGGAGCATCCAATATTATGGCATTGAAAGCATAACCACTTGAAGTGGAATTTACTCTAAAGGTCATTGTTTCTCCGACGCCTACCAGATAACCGTATCCGGTTTTACTGGAAGATGCTGAATTGGGTACAAAGATAGAAAGAGCTTGACCGCCGGTTCCACCCCCACCACCAGTAAACACATCAGGCAGGAAGAATTCACCTATCTGGTGTCTCATTAAATTGGTGTTTGTCGTAGTGCTAGAAGCCGCACCAACTGAGTAAACGTATTCTGCACTGATCGTTTTAGCAGACCAGTCGAAAGTGGACGTGTTATTATAAGCTGAAACAGTTTGTGGGTTTGGAAAATAACCGCTAGTCTTTTTCGAAAACTTATTATTACCGTCCGAATCAACCAGATAAAAATCTCTAGCTGCATTGATATATGGGCCGTATCCAGAATAAGTGTTAGCGGGTTTGTATTTAACTCTTAAAAGATTCTGTCCCGTTGTATAGCTAGTTTGTCTATTATACGTGATCCCGTTTTGGATCAGCATTGTATTTCTTCCGGTATTTATTAAATCCGGATTATTATTAGCCACAGAGAAACTAACAGGCCCGGTAAATCCCGCACTATTCCAATTAGCATTCAGTGAATTAATGGATAAATTAGTAGAAGAGAAAACAAAGTCTCCGGTAGCAGCAATATAATTAATATTTCCAGAAAAAGATCCTGTTATCCCGGTTGGGTTAAGAGTTAAATCGTTATTGGAAACTAAAGAAAAGTAAGAGGTGTTAAATTTAAGTCCACCCCTCGATTCTATCTTTAGAGCATAATTTTCCGAAGCTGCGGAGGTATTAGAAGACCACTTTATTTTTGGGGTTATTGAATTGAAATAGGAACTGTTTTGATATTCGTATTTTGAGAACTCCAGTAATGGATATCCCGATGTACCTCCGTTTCCTATGACCACCTTAGAAAGCTGTGGATTCTTTACATTAGGTCCGGAGGCACCGGTCAGAACTAAAGTCCTTTCATTCGGACCAGGCAAAGCTATAACGTAGGACTGTGAAGGAAATCCAGATGTTAATCCTGTTGTAGCTCCAGCTATTTCAAATACGCCAGACTGCGATATAAGAAATCCCTGCGTGTCCCACGTAGTTCCATTGTACAGATAGACCTCGCAATCATTAGCTAAATTCACCCAATAGTCTCCGGTTTTAGCCCCAGTTGGTCCTGTTACAGGAGAATTACTTTGCACAAACCAGAAATTACCACGAAGACCCTGAAATCCAGCAGGTCCAGTAGCACCAGTCAATCCAGAAAACCCAGGAGCTCCAGGGATGCCGATTTGTCCATAAGCTCCGCCACCTGCATTTACAATCTGATTAAAATTGTAGTTGAGTTTATTAGCGACATCAGCCTGTGAATCCCCTTCTTGTAAATTTAGCAATCTTAAATCAATCATTGTGAATTATATATTAGGGTAGCTGCTCTATTATGAAATTACCGCTCCATCCTCCTTTAGAGTTATAGCTATAAGCCTCCCAAAAAACATGTGGCCTTCCATACTCTGAAGTCACCGGGCTAGGATTCCCGTCTATTCCACCGCCAAATATAGTTATATCTATCTGAGTACAAATATTGAGGTTGGATGAAGTACCACCTAAAGTCCAATAGTCATAATCTAGGGTTTGTGGTCTAGTTGCTCCGTTCCAAAGGCCTATGAACGAGAATCCAGAAAAAGAAGGTAGAGAGGTATTTGGAATAGGCGTGGAGCATATAACTCTAAGTCTAACAGCTTCACTATTAGATATAGGATTATTGGAAATGTAAGTTTGGTAATTAAAACCTATTCCTAGATATGCTCCATTAGCTTCCGCTGTTGCTAGGCTAGGTGTTCCAACCGCACCATAGGAAGGATCGATGAATATAGTTCTGGAATCTATAGAATCAAAGCTTGGTATTTCGTACCAATTGATCTTATTTTTTAATAGTGGTGTTGCTGCCATTTTGTCAATCTTATATCTTTATGGTGTTGTCCAGGTAAACACCGGATTACTCGTGTTCTTATAGTACCTTTCCGATGTTTTTTTCGTATAAATTTTACCGTTCGATCTTATTTCTAAAGCTGTTCCGGAAACAGCGGAGGTAAAATTTGCTAGATTGACGTCAGTTGATGACGAATATAATTCAGCGCCATAGTTGAACTCCCTAGTAACCCTTAAAACCGGATGTGCAAAAGGAAATACACTAGTGCCATCATTCAGATTCTTAGTTATGTTAAAGTATCCAGTATTGCTCCCGTATGTTGGATAGAAGTTAAAATTAAAATCGTATGTGACATCTGCTCCAAAGTTAGATTCAGTGGGACCTATATTAATATAGGATCCGGTTATCTGAAGCTTACCTGAGGATGCATTTACTATGATATTCCCGGATGTCGTCATCTGCTGATTTCCAAGTGATAAAGCTCCACTTTGAGTCTCTAGCGTGATGTCATTCACGGTATTTACATCCATAGACCCTGTGGCTCCTCCACCATAGTCTATTGTTACTCCATCGGGTGAGGTTAACTGAATATCCGTACCATTAAGCCAGTTAAAGAAAGGATGCTGTATGGAGTCGCCAGTGGATCCGGTTGATCCCGAAGTGTCCTTAGAAAATTCTAACGGGTACGAACTACTATTAGATGAAATTACAAATTTAGCACCCTGCGGGTTAAGATTACCAGTTTGTTCAGGTTGATCGTTAGCTACAACGAATCCAAAATCACTAGGATTTTCCTGATTTAGTGCTATAACGGTTCCACTTGTTGCACCGGTAGGTCCAACGGCATCATTTATAGTTTGAAAGAGATCAAGATCCCTTTTTAGACTACTAACAAAAGTCCATCCAGTCGAAGTGTAGACGTAGCAATCTGCATTAGAATCAAACCAATAGTCGCCAACATTTACGTTAGAACCGGTCGGACCGCTGTTTTGAACGAACCACCGGGTCCCTCTTCTGCCATTCTGACCGGTAGCTCCCGCTGGGCCTCTCTGCCCTATAACACCTCTTTCGCCGGTAGGACCGAGATCAGCAAGTGTTCCACCCAAAGAGTTAGCTATCTGGTTAAAATTCTGATTTAACTTAGAAACAAGATCAGATTGGGTATCCGCCGGTGTAAAATTCTGTATGGTTATTCTTGACATTCTAATTAAATTTTATCTATATTAAATCTGAAGATTAATTGGTAATTAAAGCTAACATCAACTTTGTAACTAAAATTATAAACCAAATTGTTAACTTTGGTTAATATTAAATTCTTATCAGGAATGTAACCGAGTCTCAATCTTTCAGTAGAAGCAATATCGCCTCTGACCTGATAATTTGGATTTTCCGTAGAATTTGCGCTTTTCTTAACATAGACCTGTAGAAGAGAGCCTTCATAGACTGGTGCTATATTGAGTTCAAGGTATCTTAATATGTCATCCTGTATTGAAGCTGGATCACCAACGCCAAACTCTGATATGATGTTATCTAAAAATACATTACCGACACCATCATTCATCAGATATCTTCTTAACATTCTATCCAATCTTATTGTACCATTTATTGTTGTAACATTTGGTTTTTGCCAGAATATTTCTACATTCGGAAATATGGAATTATCCAGAGAAGCTAAGGGTGTTGAAGTGTTATACGGACTCAAAACGCCTACACCAGTCCCCGAATTAGAAGCAGATATATCCTGTATAGGAATGAGGTAATTAAAGGCCTCAGCGTTAATCGCAGCAGTATCAGTAATGCCTGAACTGTTGCTAATTTGCAATACTATCTGATTGTCTATAATAATATTCTTCGGCGTCTTCATCATCTTACTTCCTAGAAAGCTCTTTCTTTCTACCATAGATCTTGTTCCTGCTACAGGAGTTTGCGAAACAGCTGATGTGTATTTATTATAATACCCTGCATCCCAAGAGGATTGAAAGATATTAAAGTCCTTTCTTTCTATCGGAGTCTGTCCTATAAGGGGATATCTAGGACCCGCGATAAGATTGGCACTTCCTTGAAGTATATTCCTTTCCGAAAACTTAGTGTAGCTTAGATTCTTTATCACACCAAAATCATAGGTCTGTGGGCTAAATGTACAATTTCTAAAAGTTAAATCCAATCCAGTATTAGGTATAGTATCAGTTTTATCTTCCTTAAAGAATACGACCTTCCTGAATATAGGCTCATATCTGCCTGTATACCTTAGAAGCTGTGAGGGAACACCGTTATAAGAAACTTCTATAGCGTAAGAATTCGGTCTAGCTATGGCCTGCGTCTGTGGACCTCTTACAGGTGTTAAGCCTGGATTTCTATTGGCAGCAGGAGACGAGTACACTTTGACCGGCTTGGATAAGGATGGCTTAAATATTCCAGTTGGTTTAGCGAAAGAAACTGCAAAATCATTTATCTTTACAGTCGTAGAAGATGTCGATTCGTTGTAAAAATAAGACTCGTAAACAATATAGGGATTTAAGTCCCTAACTTTTTCAAAGACATAGGAAAAGGATGTTCTCTTAGCTATAAAATTAAAATAACTTTGTCCACCCTGAACCTGGAAAACTGGTCTATCGTTATAAATGCTAGATGGTCCAACCGGTACAATTACCGGTGAGGCCGTTGAAAAAGGTATCGTGAAATAATAATTATTATTTAGTCCCACTGGGGCAAATTCCAAGAAATTCTCAGCGCTTCCGGTTGACCACGGATATAGGCACCCTATTGAAGGTGCGGTGAAACTTCCCATCCCGGTGTATCCCATACCGGAATAAACAGAGGCATTAGGAAACGTCAGATTAATCTCTTCCCTTAAATCGGTATCGTATAAAGGATTCGGATCTATAAATACCCTTCCTGGATTTGTAACTGTATTAACGGAGCTTCCTGACGAATAGGAAAGATCCAGAGCAGAGCTAAGTTTTATGTCAGCTATAGTGTATAGGGGTTGACCCGCAGTAAACGTATCAGCTAATTCATTCTTATTGCTTAGTGTGTAGAGCAGGGTATAATCTACGATCGGATCCCCTCCTGTACCTCCAGTGTATCCTAGAGGCTGCAGCTTATAATCATTCATCACAACATCAATCAGAAATATTATAAACTTCTGAGTGTTGTTCTCTATGAATCTATATGAAACAGGGGATTGCACTGTGGTGCTATCCTCCGGTATCACCCTTAGTATAGAGGCGTATCTGTATCCCTCATATCCTCGGTAGCCGTTAACATAGAGATTGATATCAACGTCCTTCTCATCCGCTTTAAAGTCAGATCTCTTTTTCAGAACAACTTTAGCTCCTTTAAATACAGTCTCGTAAAATCCGCTAGCTTCATTATACGTGAATTCACTAAATAGCTCTTTGGCATCGTCTTTTAGGTCGATATATTCAACGGGATAATCCTGAGGAGTTACTGTTAAATATGATGAGAGGTAAAGAGAAGAATCCGGCGATGCGTCGGTAGCTAAGTCTAAATCTATCTTGCTTCCAATATAGCTTTCCTGATTCCTCATGAATTCAACGGGGAACTGTCTAGGAACGCTCTCTAATAAAAACCACTCATGAGTAAGATATTTAGGATCGGGTTTTATATTTTCGAACGTCGGTGAAAAATTACTCGGAGTCAAAGCGGGTGTAAGATTCAACCTATATGGATTACCTCTGGAATCTGTACCGTTCTTATAAGCCCATTTATTTATAAAAGGAACTATTCTAGAGACATTTGCTCTTTGAACTGTATAGTTTTCCTGAAGATAATTGTACTCATTATCCAGCAGTCCATAATTAAAAAGTCTTTCCTTTGATGCATTTTGAACTATAGGATTTGTATTTTCTATGGATCTAATACCTATAAATCCATCAAACTCATCTAGATTGGGCTCGTAAGTGGTGTTGGTACCATAGTCCTGATAGTTAGCGTTACTGAACTGAAGAGGAAAAACAATAGGTTCTATATTAGAAACAGAAGCATTAGTAAAACTGGAAGCTCCAGAAACACCGGTAAAAGTTGTAAATTGTCCATATGATGCTCCATTATAAAAAACGCTTCCCTGTTTTACATAATATTCAATGTTCTCGATAACCTGGTCATCCACTCCCGGTAACATTTGGAAGTATCTGTAAGTTTCATAGTTCGGTGTTGTACCATACACAGAGCTCCAAAAATCGAAATCAAAATCTTTAAAGTCAAAGAAAGTAAATACACCGGTTTTCAAAACATAGGGCGAGAAAACATTAAATCTAGAATCCGATCCTAGTGAAATTCTTTGATAAATGTCCTCTATTACGACTGTTCTAAGTATATTATAATCATTAAAACCAGTTACGAGCTTAGTGTCTGGATCATATATCGGATCGTCGACGTATCTACCAACCTCTTTTATTCTAGAGAATCCTTCTACTGTCTGTATAAAGTTACCGACCTTAACTAATTCCAGTAAATCATCATCAAAAGAGACTCTTATTGAAGGTTTATCAGTTCCGCCCTGAAAGTATCTAATTCCAGAAACGTTGGAGGCGTCAACTCCTTTGATGTTAACATATCCGCTAGTACTAAATGAGTAATAAATTTCCCAATCAGTATTGTTGTCGTCGGGGTTTACGTTACTGGAAGATGCCGATGCTGATATGTTATTCAAAGCCTGGTAATAAGCTCCAGAATATCTAACTATATCACCTGCTAAATATGAAGCCGAAGAGGACCAGACAAATTGATATTTGCTATCGAAATAATCGTAATCATCAAAAACAGAGACATAGTATGTGGAATTACCAGAGTCGTTTGGGTTCTTAACTCTTATAACGGATGTTGAAGAGACTGTGCCCGAATCCCAAACGAGAGTAGACACGTCATACACAGAATTCGAAAAAGCATTCGCAACATCAGCAGTGCTACCTGCCAGACCATTGAAGTAGTAATTATTGCCACTAGAATACGTACTGCCAGCAACCCAAACAATAGTTCCTGAAAAATCTCCAGTTCTGATAATATCAAATCTCTCAGCCCCTTCGGATCTTGATCCTTGTGGCCAATATATTTTAATAACCAGATCCTTATTTGGGATGTCCCAATTTTTAAGGAATTCTAGGTCTATGTAGGGCCTACCGTTTTGACCGTTTATACTCCCAGGAGCGCTAACTAGCTGGTCTTGAATTCCCGTAAAATTTAAAAGATCGGTCGATCTATTCTGTATAACAAATGTTCCCGATGTGCAACCTGTTGACCCTGAAGTTACGAAGAACTCAGTTGCAGGATCATACGGTCCATAGCCATAAGGTGAACCTGCAGAAACACCGGTCTCCCAGTTTTGTATTCTTTTAAGTGAGTAGAAATTGTCTTCCTTATCGGTGATATAAAAAAGCTTCAGCGAACTGGTATCGTTTGTATCGTTAGACCCGGGAAAATATCCACTAGCACCTTCGTAATATAATCTTACACCTGAGGTAGCTGCTACCGGATAGGACGAATTATTGTAATAGTACCCGAAAGAATTTCTAGTTGGTATCGGATAGTTCTCGTTACCTGGTGAATTTCTAAACTGATATAAAAAATCGCCATTTAATCTGAATTCCCCCGTGTCGTTCCTTGAAACATAAGCTCCGTAGTATCTATTTATGTCATAATTATCTGAATCCGTATCATCAAATAGGAATTCTAAATTAAGAAGGCTCGGACAAACTATACCATTTCTACCGAATCCCTCAGTTACAAACCTCTCCAAATCCATCTGCACAGTAGAATCAGGTCCTGTAAAATAGTTCCACATTAGTTCTCCTGCCTGAGTATAAGTTCCCGAATTTATAGAAATGCCATTAAAGTAGCTATATGCTCCTTCCCCAAAATTGATACTAACTGGGGCATAGGATTCACCAATGGAGGAAAAAATATTCCTTATATAGTTGCCTATCTTAGTACCAGACCTAAGGTCGAAAGTTTTTACAGCCTCAGAGTTTGGTAATATTTTTTCTCTAAAATAAGTTTCAACATTCTCTACGTTCCCTAGATTATAAAGCTCATCGAATATAACAACGGATCCAGAACCGGAGATTATCGTATAGGAGGTTATAGAGTTCAGCCCGGTAAAAAAGTCACCATCGGAATAACTGGCAGGATTACCAGAGCTATCCGTTCCGTATTGTATTACAAAATTATCCTGATCGTAATTCTTAACAACCTTATAGGTGGTACCTGAAGTTATTACAGTTTGATTCTCTGAGTATTTATAGGATAGAGGACCCGGAACTTTAAAGATAACGAAAAAATCAGGTATCTCACTCTTAATCCAAAGAGGGGCAAAGTAAGAAAAATCCTCCTCGTAATCTTTACTTATAAGGGTCTGTGCTCCAGAAGAATATAAAAAATCATATTGACCAGCATAGTCAGTTGCTGTTTGTATGTCACCGTTTGTTAGCTTGCCAACTTTAAAAACAATACTCGAAGAGATAAGACTGGGGTTAAATAACGTGAAAAGGTCCTCTGCATAGGATCTATCCCCTGTAACATTAAATTTCTTAAAAACTTCGGAGCTAAGAGCGACATCTGCATCAATTGAATTCAACCAGACACCGCCCGAAGAATCAACAGTTATTTTAACATTTCCCGAGAGAGCGGGATTTGTTCTCATCAGCGAGAAAGAGCTGTTGTAGTCGTATAGTTTCTGAGCAGGCATTTCGTTTTACTAATTAAGGGTTTCTTACTAGTATTTATCAATTAAACAAACCACCTACAAAATTACCAACGGCATTTGCAGCATTACCAACAGCAGATCCAGTGTCATTAATAACATTTATGATATTTGTTTGTAAATTAGGTGGAGGAGTTACCTGAGCTCCGAAGTTAGGAGCTATTAGATTCTCGTTTCTATATGATCCACTAACCTGTATATCAAAAGAGAAGAGATTTGCTCTTCTTGGTTGTATGTCTATTCCGATCTTTTTAGAATATGTTATGTTGCTAAGTGTTCCGGATTTTCTCCATCCACCTATATAAGCTCCCTTGTCATTTGCTCTAAATTGAAATATAAGTGGTATATTAAGGGAGCTGTTTCTACCCTGATAGATTATCTTGGTTGATTGAGCGGTAAATCCATCAACATTTAAGAAGTTAACCTGTGGCACGCCCAGGAATAAATAAGCTCCACAAGAGTATTTACCTATAAGATACTCGTCATTTGCGGAGAAACCTACTCTATCCTGCCACTGAGAATCGTAGATGTCAACGGTAGCCGCTGTAGCACCAGCTGCTTGGGTTGGAGTTCTATATTGGGTCTGAGCATAGTAACCAGGTAAGGTCGTGTCAGCATAAAATCCTAAAGCGTGTCTGAATGCTGGATAAACTATAGATCCGGGTACAGTATTATCAAAATTAGGTTTCACATAGGAGACAAAAGGACCAGTTACACCCGTGTTAAGTGCAGGGTGTGTTGTGGCTATGCAGAACTCTGAAACGTAACCTCCACCTTGTGGCGTTGTAGAAGTCCAGCCTCCGTTCCAAATACCAGCCGCAGTGGCTCCGGACACTAAGGTTGGAGTATTTTGCGGATCATATGGTATGAGACAAGATCCATTAAGCGGCATGATCCCACCAGTAGCACCAAAGAAGCTAGTAGTTGGTGTAGATCCAGTGTAATCATAAAGATCATTAAAAGCAGGTATCTGCGAATCATTTAAGTAAAGATCGTTGTCAAGACCTATGTTTCTATATCTTGAATAGAGGAACTGCCCATATGTTTGAGCACACGCAAAAGGAGCGGCCTGAAATATGTTAGTATTCGATTCAACATCAGGGGAAGAATAAGTCGTGATCGATAAAGGCACAGCACCGTATCTTAAGTTAGTTCCATATCCTTCTATCTGTGGATAGGTGGAAACCGGGGCTTGAGTTGTAAATCCACCAGGAACTATCGATTGTAATTCTACTGGCGTAGCCTGGCTGTTTGACAATGATATCAAGTAGGTTTTAGTGTAAATCTTACCATTATCTGTTGGAAGGTCAAAAAGCTCGTTATAATAGCCAGCATTAAGAGTAATGAGCTGACCGCTGTAAACACCAAGAGAACTGGTACCGTCCAATAGATAAACCTCCAATGTTCCAACAGAGGCGGTTATAATAGCTTGCAGTGAAGCAACTTCTTGCTGTAGCTGTGCTAGTTTATCAAATAGGCTTATGGTAGCACCAGAGGCAGTGAAAAATCCTGAGGCGATATTGGATGCCTGATGAAAGAAGGTCACGTTGTTTTCGGTGAACTGCTGTGATAAATGCTGGGGTAATCCCTGTGCATTCAGATCCTCCTGTATTCTAACAACTGCAGAATCCTCAGAATTAGATTTAAGAACTTCAGATATCCCGTTAACAGCTAGATCGTTAGGGAATGATACCGTAACAGGATCTGAGAATTCAGAAACAAGAGGATTATTAGGCCATCCCGCTTCCGAAACAGATGCGATCTGTATCTCTACTCTTTCACCCTTCTGTATAGGTATATCCAATTGATTTACATTCTGAGCATCAGAGTTATCAACGTTTTCAGGAGTCCAAACATAAACCCCTTTGGTATCGTCATATACCTTTTTTCTTATTGCAGTCGTATACTCTACCCAGTTTGAAAATGCACCAGTTTTTTGCTGGCCGTTATTATCTACGAACTTAATCTGCTCGGTTGGCTGAGCTGCCCCGCTATCCGAGAGATATCTATATCTAACCTTAAAAGCAATAACCTGCTGTTGTCCGGTTAGAGGATCGAATATAGGATCAGGTATAGCCCAAAAGCCTCTAACTCTATATTTAGGTTGAGTGTTTAATTGTGCAAGATCCGTTGTTGTTGATTGAATATCCTTTACAACGGAAGAATAAAGCTGGCTTTTCTTAGATTTCTCATTTATTAGAGAATCGAGTTTTGCTTGGATGCTATTAACAGCACCCGAAGAGGATGGGCCATTTCCTAAAGACTTAGCTTGATTCAATTCAAGCTTTGTCTGGTTTATAGACGTATCTAATGCTTCAATCTCCGTTTTCAAAGTCGTTTTAGCAGCAACCTTATCAGTGGCCGTTTTAGCAGGAACGGAATCTGTTACCTGTTTGTTTATCTGTACAACTTTAAAATTAGTTTCGACAACAGCCGGCGTGTTTGGCGTAAGTCCTTGTATGGCTGGAACCGTTTTTTCCTTTGCCATATCTAGGAAGATCTTACCGATGTCAGCAACCTGAGTTAGATAAAACTGCTCAAGAGTAACAAGATTTCCAGCTGAATCCAAAGTTGTTAATTCGCTACTCCAGAAGGTTACTCCCGTTGACCACTCAGAGGATACGATATTGAAATTGTCATCAATAGTTTTAAAGAAAACGCCCTGTCTTTCATCGTTGCCTATGCTAACGTCAACAAATCTGTTACCAAGATCACTAGAGAAATAGCTTAAAGTATTGGCTCCAAGAAATACCTGCTGGTATCCGGAAACTCTTTGAAGCTGTACAGAGGATTCATCAAGATTAACGGATGTGATCAAATAGATACTACCGTCTTCCGTTGATAATCTATCACCATTATTAAGTGTTTTACTATTTTTTACACCAGTTGTTGTGTCGGTGTATTTTAAGCTCGCTAATTTGTAATTACGCACAGTCGTTTGAACCAGCTGCCCATTTTGACTCGTTGTGGAGACAACGCTATCATAAAACGAAGTAACACTAAAAGATCCGGTGTATCTAAGCTTTCTTAACGGAAGCTGCTCTGTACTCTCGTCGGTGAAATACTGTATACCCGCTGCAGTTAACTCCGTTACGAAGTTATCATAAGAAATATCGTTTCTGCCCTTCAGGGAATTATCAAAGAAATCCTTCTGTGCTTGGGTTGTTGTATTTGCAATTATTCTCTTAACTAATATCCTATCAGAATCCTCAGATATTTTACCAGTCACGTCTATACTCACATACAGAAGAGGACTCAAGAAACTCTCGAAAAACCAATTGTCCTTAGTCTGAAATGTTCCAGGAACTGGAAGGTTTGCGAGTGGTGCTGGATTTTTTAAAGGCTGGGCTTTAAAAACCTGAGAGTAGGTTCCGTCTGGATTTCTAACAGTAGATCCATTCGATATACCAGCTAGAGATTTAATGTTGTTGTCTATCCTCTCTATCTGTGCTCTCATGTATCCATATGATGGTATACTTGCAGTAGTTGGATTTCCGTTGTCGTCCAATACCTCGATAGAAACGGTTTCGTTCGTGGAAGTTGCAACTTCATTCAAGCCGTTAATAATTTCTAAGGCATTCTTTTGAAGTCTTAGAAATTGAGCTACTAAAGAACTTATAGAATTTTGGGTACCTGCCATTTTACTTAGATATTATTATTTGTTAAACTTTTTCCTATAGCGTCAACTTGGAATATTAAATTGCTCTGATCTATACACACTATCTCCAAAACTGGCATATAGTCGTACTGCGAGAAAAATTCAGAATCTAATGAGATGATCAATGTTGAATAGGGAGAAGCATTCGGATTCGAAACCGGATATTCACCGGTAGCATTAGTCAGTATATTGATAAAGAAAGCAGATGGGTAGATTCGATCTCCAAATGTTATTCTGAATCTCTGCCCAGTTTTCCATCTAACACTTGTATCCTGTAATCTGATGTTTAAATCCTGTGTTAGAGTTATAGGAATACCATTGTTGATGTGCTTAAAATAGTTAGAAAATTCAACTAAAGGAATCAGATTGCTACCGGTCTGTGTTAAAGTACCGACACCATAGTTAGACCCTATGTTAAAATCCTGATTTGCGTTATTTATATAAAGCTCGTTAGGTATGGTTCTATCAACGTTGATCCCCATACCCTGTTTTACTAAATCAAGATCATAAGAAACCGTTATCGAAGATTGGCCATTTAAAATAGATCTCAATATCTCATAGTTTTGATCTATGAGCTGCATAACTGCGTTGGTGTTTGTAAACAGAGATTGGTTAGCTGCATAAGATGACTCAAGCTGAGCGATCCTAGCCTCGAGAGTAGCCGTTGTTGTGCTCGAAAGAAGAAGATCCTCCATAGCAGTTACTCTTTGCTCCAAGAAAATAAACTGAGAAGCTGTATCATTTATGGTGCCTGATGCATCTTGTAAAACATTCATAGCGTCCATGAACATAGACAGGGAGAATGCTGAGTAATCATTTATGGCCTGCTCTACTCCGGTTTGATCTACGTCTGTATCAAATTTAAGATTAATCTTAAAACCATAGGAGTTACCATTTAATTTCGTAACTGGATTTGGTCTGTACTTAGTAAATCTTGGTATGAAAGAATCTCCGGATGCTGAATTAACATCGTCCAAAAATAAAACACCATATAGATTAGTTGCAACGTCCGCTTCGTTTGCCGGATCGTATACATCATAGTAAAGCAAAACCGCATTGAAATCAAAATCATTCGCTGCAGATGTGGAATTGAATTCCTCAATAGTAGAAATACTAGAGTTATCTATGATTTGTTTATATGAGTTAGGGTCGAAATCCAAACCAATCGAATCCAAATTAGATCTAACAAACTTCCAATCCGTTATAGATCCATAGGTTTTATTTAGAATTTTATTGTAAGGGTTAACGAAAGAATCATCTGAGAAATAACTGTTCGGTGTATCCAGAGGAGCATACCAGTTCCCAGTATAAGCAGACCCGTCGAAAGTGTCAGTGTAGGAAACAGTAGGAACACCTGATGCTTCCTCATCGAATATAGCAAGAGTGCTCAGTCCTGATGGATTGACATCAAGATACGACCTACCCGTTAAATACTCGGCATCCAAAGGATCTGGCGGGTTATTTGTCCATGTAAAATCAGGATAGTAATTCGTGTCTATTATATTCTTAAATAAAACAGTAGGAGTGCTACCATCAGACGTTGGTACATAAACATAAACCTCGGAATAAGCATTATCCTGATTTCTAACGGAATTAACTATATCAAGTCCGCCAATATACTGAACAACTCTATTATAAGGTCCTGTAAGACCATATCCACCGGTCTGTCCTGTAGGTTCGTCACCCTCAACATATCTTTTTTGTGTTACAGGTAATCCATTAGAATTAAAGGTAACCGTATTTTGATCCAAAGATGGGGATACCTGCTCAGACGATGCTGCTTTAAATCTCATAGCACCGATTTCTCTCATCCATTTCCAGAAGACTCTTTCCGAAACATTCTGCTTTAGCGCGGGGTCATACTCATCGCTGCTGGTTATGGTCGTTTCTAAATTTAAGCAATAAGATTGGAAGCTTTGTGAAAATGCTACGTTAGCATCACTAGGAACAAGGTTGTAAGTTGCAGTACTCCAATCAATAAAAGCACTGTCGGGAGCATTTAGTTTAACCGTGTTCTCCTGAGACGAGGTAGTGCTAATATCCGGTATATTTAATAGGGCAAATTTGGAAAACCTAAATTTATTGACCGAGTTATTAAATGTAAAAGCAAGATCCTCCGCCGCTGAACTGAAAGTATAAAATGTTCCGCCCTGAACTTGCAGAGGTCTAATAAAAGGGGTTTTTGCCATCTTTCTCTATCCTTTGTTTTTTAGCTAGCTGTAACGTTCTGACCACCTAGTATAATCCACGATCCTCTTTCTTGCGTTTGGTCGTCTGCAATTCTAGGCTCCCATTGTAGGGTAACTGAACTTCTGTAAGGAGTATTAGCTGCGAAGGTAATACCTGTATAAGAACCGTAGGTATTGGAAGTGTTAAAACCGGTATAATATGTTTGGGTTACACCTGTAACACCAGTTGCAATGAATGGTGTAGTTGCTCTTGCTGTATTAACAACAGTAACTCTGTATCCGGCTGGTAAACTAGATGCAGTACCACCGCTTCCGCCAACTACCTGCATATAAAATCCAGTAGGCCCGCAGTTTGCATAAATAACATCTTCAGTTCCAGTTAAAACATAGGGATTATTTACGTTTGTAGAAATACCTCCACCGCCAATCCCAGATGTGCTCACTGGAAAAGCGGAAGTTAATCCGGGAGATCCACCAGCTAATGACCCATTGGTGCTCCAATTGTTTGCATGCACCTCGTTAGAATAAGCACCGTATGTCAACCTCCCGGTATATCCAACGTTTCCTGCAAAGCTAGCTGTTACACCAGCGGCTTGAGTTAAATTGCCAGCTATACCTACTGCTCCACTGAATGTAGAGGCTCCGGATACTGCTAGGGTTTGTGTTGACGTTGAAACAAAAGAAGCAGCTCCGCTACTTACTATCGATGCTAATGCAGTTCCAGAAGCAGGTGTAGAGAAAGTATTAGCTCTAACAGTTAAAGCAGATACCCTACCAGTTGAAGCCCCAGTTAAATCCATTACCCCCGTAGAGGTGTCTATTCCAAATACATTTTCAAATCCATTTACCCAATTCTGTAGAATTAGAAAGTTGGAATTTATAGTAATCCTAGATCCCGATATCGAGTCAGATCCTAGAATTTCAGTAATACTTACAGATGCCATTTTTTATTATTTTTTTATCCTTTTTTCAGATTTATATATCAAAGAGAAATTATATCGGTAAACGTTAATCTCTAAAGTCACCATAAACCTTGAGTATCGGTTCCACGATTTCGTGTCTGTGATTTGTTTTAAGAGAGATTACTCTAACCCCTTTAACATTCTCCTCTAACCTAGCAAAAAAGCTTATTCCGCTTTCCTTCTTGTTCTTAAGATCCGATTGGGTTATATCACCACAGAAAACCATTTTTCCGCCCTTGCCTAAACGACCTAACATCATTTCTGTTTGGCTATGTGTAATGTTTTGGCACTCGTCAACTACAACGAAAGAGTTAGGAAATGTTCTACCCCTCATGAATGCAAAAGGCACTATCTCTATTTGATTCTCAGCTAGCATCTTATCAACTTTCTCCCTGTCATATAACAGATGAAGATTAGAATAGATAGGAGCCAACCAAGGATCCATCTTTTCTTTAAGATCACCGGGCAAAAATCCTATGTCCTCTTTTGCTACAGTTGGTCTGGTTATTATGATCTTTTCTATTTCCCTTTTGAAGAACATATCCATAGCAACCTGGCAGGCAACTAGGGTCTTACCCGATCCGGCCTGCCCCTTTATCAGGACAACGGGATTGTCATAGATTAATGATTTCGCTTGTTTTTGCTCCTCGTTTAATTCAATTTTGAATTTTATAGGATTCTTTGGCTTTCTCTTGTCCAAATTTGGGATCTTTGTTAATTTTTCCATACTAAATATTATATTACTTATAAACAAAAAGGATTCAATTTATGCATTCATTTTTATTGATTAAATGTAGCATCCGGGGTATCCTTAATAACCAGGTTTGAAACGAAGGGTAATTTGTTATTTTTAATATTCTGAATTTGATCTTGGGCCATATTTTTTTCCAAAGCTTGCAGCTTCTGCTCCCTACCAGTAGGGGGTATCGGCCATCCGTAATCCGAGGAATTAACAGTGAATGGATTTTTATCGTTTGGATTTTTGTCAGTGTAATTCACTACTGTTACGAAAGCAGGATTAGAAACTTCGTACACATTTCCGAACGAGTCCTCTACCGAATTATAAATGGAATAATATCCCTCCTGTGTAAAAGTATAGATGAAATATGGTGTATTCTTTACATTCAATATCTCGGTTTCTGTTCTTGCGTCGCTCAATATCCATACATTATTCTGCTTGCCATAGATAGCAGAATTGTAGTTAGAAAAGAAGACGGTGCAGAGCTGTGGTATAGTCATGCCCTTATCTGATTGATGAACGTCACACCATGTCCAAGGATTTGATCCTGCCCTAGATATGATCTGCCCCATATTAACACCCAATTGAGGAACATATTGTTCTGACAGAAATGAATAAACATTAGCATTGCTACTAGTTGTTACATTATCTAGCCAAGAAGGGCCAGTGGAACCTCCATAAACCGAGAGATTGTTTCCTGTGAATAATATATTACCGATTGGGTCAGAAGAAAACACATTTCCCGCTATGGTTCTAACATTTTCTAGACTTAGAGTGTTTATAATACCGGTATCTAAATCCTGTTTAAAAACGTACGTGTTCTGTAAAGATGCGGAACTTGAAGCAGAAGTTGCACCTGAGAAAATTCCAATCAAATTCCCTGTTTGAGTTGCTATGGGTCTAGAGTTCCAGATATCGCTTTCTGAAGCTATCAAAGAACCAGAGCCGGTTTGGGTAATCGTTTGTATGCCCGGAAGAGGTCCAAATACTACTTTCTCCACCGAATTGGAAGGATTTATGAATCCGGTCACAAGATACTGGTCCGGCAAACCAAGTTCTATATCTTTACCAAGATACGTACCGGAAGTAGCGCCATAGTGCTGATTGGTAACAGTATAGTAGCCGTTATATTTACTTAGGTAACCAGCATTTCTTTGAAGCGGTTTGAGATTTGTAGTATTAGATCCAAATGAGCTAAAGAAGCTTCCAGTGACGCCTATGTTGCTAGGATCTGAGTAATCCATTATAAAATAGAAAGGCTTATATCCACTGTAAACAGTAGGGTTCGTAAGAGTAACCCCGGTTACATTAATATCAACATTTGTGGAACCATTGACGGCCACGGTCTCGGTTCCGGATAGTGAAGAAACTGAAACGGCAGTTACGCTATCTGCTCCATTGTTATTAATCTGAGCTGCCGTCCTTAAGCTGAAATCAACAGAATTCATAACGATGATACCATTAACGTCAGAGGATGTCCCGTTATTTCCAAGTTCGGTAGGAACGTAGATGTTATCGGTGGTTCTATTCCAAGCATTCTTCAAGGTTGATATCTTATAAGTTGGAGTGATATAGTCAGTCTGGAAAGATAAAACCAATTTATCCAGAGACGAATCCAACATCAGTTGCTCAACTGTATTTGCGTTTACCGCGTCAATGTCCGAAGGGAAATGTCTAAAGTTCTTAACCTGGTATTTCCAATCGGTTTCTGAATTCACGTCCCTTAAAGATGTTGTATTTCCTATATTGTTGGTTAGCTCCATTACAAAAATACTAGATCCCGCCTCTATACCATCAGTCTGTGTAGCACCGTTTCTAATTAAAGGGAACGATAGCTGATTCCAGTACCAGAAATCAAAGCTATAATCAACGCCAGTTGAAAGTGTCTCGGATCCATATACCCAAGTAACACCCATGCAATAAACAGGAAATAAGAAATTAGAATCAGGAAGCAAATACGTTATCGTATCGATCCTATAATAAGCTCCACCTGTTTGTATTACCATCCCTGTGTAAAGGTCAGTATTTAGGGTAGACAAAGTACCAACTGCGGGGGATTGTCCAAAAGCGATATACCTCACATCAGAGGCGGATGAAAGAACACCGGTAACCTGCGTTATACCGTCAGATCCATATAATCTAAAGTTAGAATCTGATGTGTCTAAACTAGACGAGTCCCTATATGTCCACTCAATAGCAACATTTGGCGAATATTCACCCGTTCCACCTGGCGTATAAATCCAATCGTAATCAGTATCAAGACCAGTAACATCAGAATTAGTTAGCCCGATAGGAGCTCCAGTCGGACCAATGGTAGGTGCCACGGAAGACCAGATATAGTCACCAACTTCTATTAATCCGTTAAACGATCCACCGACGTAAATAGAATTCCCATCTTCCGAAGGTATTATTCTTAGAACTTTAGTACTTTTACCTGGTAAATTCATATAATCAATTACCCTTCCTTCCTCGTCGTAACTAGCTATAAACCCGGTAAAAGAGTCGGTTGTGAAAGCAGGAGAGTCTGATGCATCGTAGGTTTGCCCGCCCTGTATATCAATAGATCCAGCTAAGGATGGATTAGTGGCAAAAATATAGGAATCCTCGCCATTTATATCCTTACCCAGTAATACACCATTGGATGTAGGACTAACTAGAGCACCGTTAGTGAAAGGCTCATATCTCGCTTTCATAGCTCCTCCTATAAGATACCTTTTAGATGAGCCTGTGCCTATTACACAATTTGAATAAATGTAAAATTCACTAATATTCGTAGCTGAAAGATTAGAAAGTATCTGAGCCCATTTAGCTTCCTGTACGCTATCAACAAGATCTTCATCCACCACCGAAGGTATTGGTGGATTATTCCAATACGTCTGTTTTCCTGCTTCGCCTGAAGCTATAGCCGAAAGCTCAGTTGTTAGGAAAAGATTCCTTGGATCAAGTCCAGGAAATTTGTACTGAAGATAATTAGTTTGATATGCTTGCCAATAAGGATACTCCCATGTGTACTTATTAACGCTTGGTATAGTATTAGAAAAAGGTCTTGAACTTCCCGTCGCCTGTGTGTAATAAGCAAAATTCCATCCCGTTGCTCCCTGATATTGACTAGATGCTTTCACATAAGGTATCTCGTAAGAAAGCCTATCTAGCTGATTCTGAGCTAATACCCAGAGATCATTCTCGTAGGTTAATACGCCATCCTGATTTCTGTTTTTATTCTGTATACCTAACGAGAGAATCTTGTTACTTCCACTGAGACCGATTAGGGAACCGGTAACGCCGTTGAAATGGTATAGACCAGGTCCAATATTATAATTTCCCCAAAATACATGTCCATTGTCTCTTATTGCTAAGCTGGTCACAGCTGCAGTAGCACCGGGGGTATCAAAGGTCTGCCAAGTTTGGAAATCCCAGAATTGAAGTTTTCCTGAGTCAGAGCCGGACCATAAATTAAAATTCTCATCAAATCCAAGAGAATACACATTATCACCAAGATTAGAGAAATTAGATGAATTATAAAAATTAGCAGAAGGGATATATGCTATTCCCCCATTTAGGTAAGAAACCCCGAGCTCTTCACCAGGTATTTCTATTATACCCTGGTTAGTACCAAGATAATATCTATAGTCGTTTCCGCCAAATCCCCTTGCTTTTATATCATAAATACGAGGCCAGTTATACCCGTCAGCAACTCTCTTCCAGGAGTCGTTTGGTATATCATACCTATAGAGAAATCCTCCTGTCGCTCCTGAGTAAGAAACCTCGCTATAGACAGAGCCAGATCCACCTATGGTATATCCGGTAGCCCCACCTAGAATATCTAGGGAATTTAGGGTTTCGTTCACTAACCCAGATTTCAAATCAGTAAACCAGGTCTGTGTGGAGTCTGTAGATTTCAAAATTGTTCCAGAGGATCCTGTTATATAAAACTTTGTGGAATCTGTTGGGTCGACATCTATTGTTAAAAGATTCTCTGTAGTTCCGGAATCTCTTACAGTCCAATTAGTTCCAGAGTTTAAGCTGCTAATTATTTTTCCGGAATCCCCAACAGCAATATACGTGGTTCCTATTCTTAAAACATCATTATAGGGTAATGAATAGGAAGTTGCCGGCCAGACCGTAGCTGAACCGAAATCCGCAGATGCAGAAGAAGAAAAAATATAATCTCCCGTAGATATAGATTTTAAAATCACAGCACTCTGTGTGGAAGACGAATATCTAATCTTTGGGACTAAATAGGTGGCAAACCCCGAAACTGCAAAGATGGTCCAAGTAGATCCTCCGTCAGCTGTATAGAATCTATAACTTTTTGGTGTTACGTCTTCAGTGGAAAGAACCATAATACTATTAGTAGCATATCTAAAGCTAGCACTAGTTGTTAGGCCGTGGGTTCCAACCGAATATCCAGTTATTGTTTGTTCGCTACCCCAAGTTGAGCCTCCATCTGAGCTAATAAAGTAATTACCAAAAGCTGTCACCGCGAACACACTAGTCGAGTAACTAACAACATCTGTAAAATAATCACCAGAAGTAGAAGCAGTTGGCCCTTGAGTCCAGGTTACACCACCGTCGCTGGTTGTCCGTATCTCATTGTTAGCAACAGCAGCTCCCGTATTTACATCAACAAAGGTACTAGCTACCACGTCGCCGGTTGTACCGATAGATGCTATTTTGTCCCAGTAATATACGGTATCAAACGACCCGGAAAAAGTTAAATCCGAAGTTCCCAGAGGATTTAAAAAAGCTAAAACATCATTTCCATAGGGGCAAGCATATATCTTAGAAACCTCCATAGGTGTGTCAAAAGTATCTATATCGTTAAATGACCAGGACTTTCCGATATTGACATCATCTGGAGCTATATAAAAGATAGCAGGGTCGTCCAATGTTGTAATTTCTGCACAGCCAACCCATTTAGTTCCATCTGGAGCAATGGAAACCGTTCTTGTATCCAGATAGTAAGGTGCAACTGAAGGCACTGCTGAATTTTGATAGTTATAGTAGGTCCAAGTTGCTCCGTTGAACATTCTTAGATCTTGACCTACTACCCAAATTCTATCGTTGGAATCTATATCGAATCCTAGTGTGTATAATCCTGAGTATGACATTCAATTATATATTGCATTAAAAAATAAGGGTTCAACTTCTATATGGTGGTGTGGTACCTGATGATGCTGTCACTGAAAAAAGATTTTCAGAGGTGTTAACAAGATCCGATGTATTGGCTAGAGTTGCTGGGTCTATACCGGGAGGCATAACAGTGTAATAGAAATCGGTAATATATCCGTCACTAGAACCATTAAGCTGATCTGCAACTTCTTGAAGAGTTAAAGAGCTGGGTGAAGATGCCGTGAAAGTGACACCCACCGGAGCTGGATATAATTCTGTTGCGGTACTAAGCTTTAAATGGTCACCGTCTGTTGCAGTATGAATCTCAAATCCACCTAGCCATTCACCGTTATATGTGAAATCCTCCCATGAGTGAGCATAAGCATCAGACCATTGACTTTCCTCGAATATTTGCCAGTCCAGATTTTTAACTCCCCAGTATTTTAGATTTGCATTCGGATATGTGTCAGAAGTTTCGTTCCAATAAGTATAGTTATAATAGGATCCAGTCCCACCGCCTAAAGTTCCGGAAGAGCTAGGTACAGAAATAGAGCCGGTGACAACTGTAGTTACTACAGATCCATTGAATTGAGCACCTGTTATATCTGGTGCTTGTATCGTAATTACGTTCGTTGAACCGGTGGGATCTGGCGAAGAAGCATAAAAATCAGGATACGTTACTAATTGGTTTATAGAGGCAACTAATGTGTTAGTAGTTTTATAAAGACTGTCACCAGTAGTAGTTTCACCGATCATTCTACCGTCTATATAGACTTGGATTGATCCGGGTGTTGCAATCTTTTCATTTCCATTTAGGGTAACTGAATTCTGATTTGAAGAATAAACCACGCCTGACATTGAATCACTTAGGGTGAGCGATACCGTGAAAACGGTAGAGCTAATTATTTCCTGAACCTGCCAATTACCATTTATCTCGGGAGTGTCTGAGTTGTAAATCCAAACATAATCACCAACCACTAATTCATGATCTGAAGAGGTGGTAATTTCAGAAAAGCCGAAGGTTCCTGGGTAAGTTGTGGACTCTGGTGATACTATCGAGGTAGGAGTGAATAAAGCCTGCGAGAGTTCAAAAAATCCAGTTGCTCCTATCGGATCTGAATATGATCCAACATATAAGCTCTGTCCCTCCTCCACATTATTGCCATATGTTGCATATGAAAGCATTTGCGTCGGCATTTCTTTATTGACCGCAGAGAATGTCATTCCCTCAGCGGGATATTCCCATATCGATTCATAAAGCTCCCATGGCTTGTATACCTGCTCCCAGTCGTAATACTCGACTTCTCTATATCTTGTCCAAGCGTCTATATCAATTGAAGCGGGTGCCACTTCAATTAAGTTATTCTTAATAACGTTTGTTCTAGCATTAAATCCATCATATGCGTTACAGCTAACTTTGTATTTTCCAGTATACGGAAGGAAGTGCGCAAACTTATAGTAATCTAAAATATTCCCTCTAAATTCGTAAAAATAAGGAAGTCCCGGTTCAGTTGGCAATTTCTGAATAACCCATTCAATCTCAAACATATTTGAGAAGTCTATATTAGTCCAGGTTAACATTAGATATTCCTGTATTGGAGAAACCAACAGTTCACCACCAACAGTGACAGATCCACCTGTATCTTTCAATAGAGTGTATTCCCCCGTTGCGTAATCTATGGACGTAACAGTTCCGTAATATCCTCCAGTTAAGCCAAACGTAACAAAATCCTGATATTGCCTAACCAGAGCGTAATCCCCGACATTAAATAAAGGTAGTGTGAGTGAACTCCAGTTCATACTCATCTCGTCCCAAACCCATATGTCGGTCAGAAGCTCCAGCACTACCGGCATCCCTATTGGATTTTGGTACGGTTGACCACTTATCGGATCAACTAGAGGATTTGGGTCCTGTATACTATCGCCTAATTTTTTCAGATTTCCGTTCTCTTTTTCCTGGTACCAACTAGATATAGCCCGAACCATCGAAGCATTTTCAGATCCGGATCTAGTTTGTAGATAGTAAAGAGGATCCGAAGTGTTTCCAAAATCAGATATAGGTGAGGGTAAAACTGTTATTGATCCATTTATAAAATACGGATTAACAGTTGAATAATAGTAAACAGTAGTCGCACCCTGAGGGTTAACGTACCATTCAAGAGGGGTTGCTCCCGTTGTTCCATTACCTGTTACCCCTAGTGGATCTGTCTGTATGGGATATGGTGTTGTACTTAGATAAAAATCATAATCTCCAACCTGAACTGATTGTACGGTAGCAGTAAGATTGAAATTATATTGCTTACCCGCATAAACCTGTAAAGTCTGATTCCCACCAGTAGCTGTGATACCCTCGAAATATAAAGCACCACCAGATGATCCGGTAGCACCATACAATTCAACATTAATATCAATTACATCATCATAATTCTCAGGAGTCTGTAGCGAGGATGCAAAAGGTCTAGTTGAAAAAGCTCTTAGATCTTCAATAAAACCAAAATCTGGATTGGCCACTATATCCAAATAGAATCCGGATTGTATATCGGATCTAACCATGGAATCGCTCCAAGCTTTAGTGTTGTATACGGTAAAATAAATTCCCTCTCCACATATATCAACTATTCTTGCGTTCAGAGGTAGATAGGTAGCCTTAAGTCTCTCCTTAAGAGCAAATAGTTTAATTAAAACCTCCTCCTGTGTAAAAGTAAAAGAGTCAACAACAACAGGATAACCATATACGTCTACTTCAGTTGTTTGTTTATTCAGATCATAGTAAAGACCAAATAAAGAGGTCTTTTTGTAAGTTCTGCTCGGCACCAAAGTGGACTCCGAAGAAACATCAAGCACATACGTACCATCAGGGCCTGGGCCGTAGGTTTGCTCCAGTCTATATTTTCCTTTGTTAGCATTATCCAAAACATCGCTTATCAGAACGCTCTGGGTATACGAGCCTCCATTTTGATACTGGTACTGCGCTAGGAAAGCATTATTCTGCAGTAAAGGCGAAACCTTTTGGACTGAATTATATGCAAGATTCAACCAATATTCCTTGATCCTTAAATCCTGATAACCAAAGAATTTCAAGGCATTAATTAATCCCTTATATGCTCCGATGTAGTTATAAATCTGGTCACCTGCAAATAGAAGTTCCTTTCTTTTTTCGTTGATCTCCAGGAAATTAGGTAGGGGTTCTCTCGGATCGCTTGCTCGTAAAATATTCGCATCCTGAGCATAGAAAGTTCTACCGAGATTCTGCAACATCACATTAAATCTCTCATCCTCTCCAACAACCTCACCATAAAAATCAACAACAAGAACTTTTTCAGGGGTACCAGAAGAAAGGTCCTCAACTATTAATTTTCTCTGATAGACATCAGCATAAAGATCCGTTGCGTTCAGAGCTACATTTATCGGCAAAGCTTCTGAGTGTGCTGGACCCGTGGAACCACTTGTAAGGTATCCATTTGAATAATAATCATCTACGCTATAATCTACAGGTATCGCTATATTCGGATATGAAACAATCAATGGGTGCTGCTCCCCATCAGATCCTCCTGCATCCTCTACTATCTTATAAGTAAATATAATTTCAGATACATCAACATCCCCGTAATTGTCGCTATCCCATCTAGTTCTCCAAAGGGCAGGCCCTCCAGCACCAGTTGATCCTGCTCTAGGATATAGATACTGAAGCTCGATGTCTATGTCAGCAGATATAACCGTCTGACTAGTTCCTGCGGCAAATCCGTAATTAGACGAGGAAGGGTCAGCATAAACGGTAAGAAGATCCGCAGCTGTCGGAGAAGGCTGCTGGGTCCATGAAAATCCTCCATTCTTAGTCCTCAATATAACACCACTATCACCCACTATAAAGCCATTCATGTTATCCCAGAAGAAAACATCATAGAGGTCAACAGATACTCCGGTATCTAAAGAAGACCAGGACTGTCCAAAATCACCAGTGGTTATTAAAACACCTCCTGTACCAACAGCAAAGCCTTTACCATTGGGAAGTAAAAATCCTCTTCTGAAATCAGAAGAAACTGGGCTAGTTGCAGGTGTCCACGTCGATCCAGAGTTACCTGAATAGAATAATATTGAATCTTCACCTACTATAAATCCATTACCACTTTGAAACACAACGTCCCATAGTCCTGAAGTCGAAGCAGGAGATATATCAGTCCAGTTATCACCGCTGTCAGTGGATCTCCATATGACACTTGCTAAAGATGTTCCTCCGCCTGTAGGATCAGAACTGCTATATAGTCTACCGACTGCTACCGCAATTCCGCTTCCGGCCTGATCTGCAAAGGCTACGCCTCTCATGTCATTTTTTCTACCCACTGGTATAGCGGGTATAGAGCTAGCTGCGGAAACAGTAGGGGTAACGCTTGACCCGGTTCCTCTAAATATTCTGCTGGTGTCGCTCAATGTGCTCAGAAGAAACACAGAGGAAGCACCGGATTGGCCGTTCCACCCTAGACCATACACTACCTGACTAGTAATCGAAATTGAGCTGAAGTTCTGACCTCCGTCTGTCGAATATCGGAATAGCCCAGAGCTTCCAGCCCCACCAGCGGTCAGTACGGTCTGAGATGCAGTGAATACGGACCTAATATAGCTATTTAAGCTCGATCCGCTAGAAACGCTGACCCAGGTTTCAGCCTCAGTTGACAAACCGTACCCCTCTTCGACCACAAAGATCTGTTCATTCTCGTATAATCCAGAAGAGACCTGATCAAAATAAATATTCCCCGTGAAATATCCACCTGGTCTGTAAGCATAATTTGTAGTGACTTTTATATTCTTGCCGGTTGAAATTATAACAAGACCATTTACCTGTGAAAATGTCACGGCCACGGATGTACCACCCACGGTAACTGTAGAGACCCTACCTCTAAATTGATTTTCAGGTAGAATATCCAGTGTTATATCAACCTCAGCTCCTCTTTCTAAGAAATAACTTAATTCATTGGCCCATCCCGTGATATTAAAGCCATTCGTGTCCTGTATATTGAATACCAGAGTACTGGTGTTATCAAGGTTGCTTATGTCCAACTGCCCTTTAGAGCTCGATGAGGAAGAGCTAACATATAAAAGCTTAAAGTCGAGAGGTGTTGGTCCTGTTGGCCCAACATAAGCAAAGTTAAGTGGATTACCCGATTTGTTAAAAAACTTTAACCTCCTGTCTGCCATTAGAATACTCTCCTATTATTTTTCTTCACTGTGTAGTTAACAAAGTTACTTATCTCCTTTGTTGTTTCTATCAATCCAAAAACCACTCTCTGGAAATACTGAAGGATAGAGGCTTTCACCGGATCTCTTAGTATGACTTTGGACATAGATTTCTCAAAAATCTTCTCTTTATATTCAAACCCGTTGTAAATGTTATCATTGATACTATTTTTAACGTCGTCTATATTATCGGTTGGATCGAAGGCATAATAAATTCTCTCCTGGTTGATCTTAGGCATTCCCTGCATAATAGTCACATAAGTAGCAGATGCTACGCAAGGAGCATATTTAACCGTTCCTGTTGAATTTATAGTAACATTTCCCTGATCGTTTGCATTGTCATCACCCACGGATATGGTTACGTTGGTTCCAGGGATAAGGTTAATGGTTTTCCTGGTTCCTACTGGGTCTCCCGTGCTGTTGTATCTGACCTCAATTTTCTGAATATTGGTGTTATCTACAACGGCGAATGTCCGGTTTTCAGAAAGATCGCCACCGCCGCTTATAGTAGGGAGGG